GCTCTATAGAGTTCACGAATATTTTTAACAAGATTTCTTTTCGAAACACCATCTGCAAGAGTAGAAGGAATTGCGTTCATAAACTCATCACGAAATTGATCTAAGAAATCATAGATAGTATTATCGATATCTGCGTAAGCTAACAGCTGTTGTATAGTCTGTACAGGGTTTGCACGATACCTTGAAACTACTGCACTTGAAGAAGAAGTTCCACCAGTGATGGTTTCTCCTGTTATAAATTTTTGTTGTGAAGTAATGAAAATTCTTGGTGTAGTAGTATTACCTAAATCATCTACCAGAATTTTTGCAGTTGCTTTTGAAGTTCCACCAGTTATAGTTTCACCTACAATAAATTTTCCATCTGTCCCTGCGCCTGATTCCAAAACAATGTTATTACCATCAACATCTAAAACTTTAAAGTTAGTTACTGTTTCTAAAATAAGATTATCAATATTTACTGTGACTCTAAGTTCAGCAGCTTCTAAATATTCATAATAGTGTTTCAGAAATACAGAAAATAATGGGTGGTCTGATTGAATAAACTCGGGCAGTTGACCATCAATTAACGTACTTATTTTTGTCGTTAAATTTCCAGTAGGGTCTATGTCGCCATCAAAAGGAACCATCTTTAATATCCCGATGGAGTGCTATAAGAAGTGGTTGATGCATAAGTTGTTGCTGCAGCTGCGTCACCTACTGCAATGGTATCAACCTGTCCTGTTATTGTACTGTTTGTAAAATCTATTTTTAATACCTGATTACGAATTGGAACAATATCTTTTGAGTTTGGAATTACAGTAATACGAATTTGTGTTGAAGTTCCGCCATCAACATCTGAAACTGTAGTTATAAAAATTGAATCTATAGCAATCGCACCTGTTACATAATTTATCGTTCCAGCGGTCGAATCTACATACACATTTATACCACTTTGAATATAATAAAGTCTTACGATTCCAGCACCATTGTCATCTAAAAAATGTTCATTTGTTGTATCGCCACTAATAAAAAATCCTGTTGATGAAAGTATTCCCCCACCTGACGCATTGTGTCCAGAGTGAGGATTGTAAAGTGCATTGTTAAAGTAAAGATTGTAAGATGCAGCTGCTGTAGTTGTTGGCGTAAAAAATTTACCCAAAGTTACATTAGTTGTATTATTTAATATTGAAGAATTTGCATCATCAACAATTCTAGTAATTTTTGAATGTCTAAACAAACCTTCAAATTGTTCAAGGGTGTTTGTGTTGTATGATGTTAAATCATTAGTTATTTCAGATTCTATTTGACTTGCAGATGATGTTGTTTTGCTAGAATCGTATTTAAATGTAACATTTAAAATTATAAAAATTGTTTCTGGGTCTACGATTACTGGTGTGATAGACGCAACAGTAAATTTTCCAAGGTCAGTTACTAATTGTTTTTTTTCTGATGTGGTTAAATTTAATCCTGTTGTTGCGACAATCGAAATAAATACTTTACCATATTCAGCTGTTGAAACAACACCTAAACTTGTATCAAATGAACCACTCTCTCCACCAAACACCTGTACTGATTTAGCATTTGCATAAAGTTTTTTAGCGTACACTTTATAATCTTCTGTGGTCACACATCTTCCTTGAGATGCATAGTCTAGTGGTGCATTATATTTTATAGAAGTAATAGTTTCTGGTTCTGAACCGCCGTTTGCAACATCTACAACTTCAACTGATACATCAGTAACATTTCCGATTGATGCTGAATTTTTAAAGATAGATGCACTATTGGCTGCTGTAGTATTACTAACAACATAAGTAAGGATTACAATATTTCCGTCTGCCAATGCAGTACCAATAACCCCATCACCAAAATACACTTCAAACTTTCCGTTCTCTACTTCCTGTAAAAAATAAGCATTGCTTGAAGCAGTAACTTGTGTTATGTCTGTTGCTTGTGTAAAAGTGGTGGTTGTGTTATCGGAACTTGAATTCTGCACTACAACTTTTAATGTGGAAGTATCTGCTCGTCTATTAGGAACAAGAAATCTTTGATCTGCATCTGTTGAATCTACAGTGTATCTAGTTGTTACAAAAGTTCCTTCATATATTTTAACCAAAAGAAAAGGAATTGAAGAACCAACGGTTGATGCTGTTATTGAATCTGATGTAACAAACTGATAGTCTGTTCCATCAACAGTAGATTTAAATACTGTACCAGCTGCCATAGTTGCACTAGTTAGAGAAGATGTATTTAATACAACATTAACTGTTGCGACCGCAGCTCTAGCAGAGTTGGGAATATATCCTAAAGTTTTTGCATGTGAAACTACACTTGACCTGAGAGATGCACTGTCTAGAAACATTTCGTTTGCTAACATGTTTGCATTGAAACCTAGATAGTGGGTATTGTATGCAAGAACATCTAACATTGCGTTCATTCCAGAACCTTCGAAATCATAGTCTGTAAATTCTGTTTGTCCAGATAAAAAAACTTTAAGGTTATCTTTAACCTCATCAAAGTCAAACTCTGTTACACTTAATCTTTTTGTGTTTACTGCCATTATCGCAATCTCTCTAATAATACGGTTAGGTCTACTAACTCAGTTGGAGCATTTAAAACATAAAATTCTATAGTCAATTCATACGCATTGCGATCTAAATCTGGTGTTGCTTTAACACCAACCAATTGTGCTCTTGGTTCATATTCGGTTATAACATCTTCTACTTTTCTAGTTAAAAGATGTGCAGTTATAGGAGTCATCAATTCAAACAATAATTCTCTTACACCACAACCAATTTCTGGGTGAAAGGGTTTTTCATAATGATTAGTTAATACTAGATTACGGATAGAACGCTTTACAGCTGTAATGTCTGTTACTTTATTAATATCTGACTTTGCACCACTTACTGTTACATCACCATCACTGTTTTTTGCTGACAGTTTCTTTTTTGTAAAGAATAAATCTAAGTCTTTATATTGACGAACATTACGTTCAATATCGTTAAGACCTTGAGCATCTTTAAATGCTGTTGGTGTAGGCATATTGTACTCCTCTATCTATTTATAACAATACTTCACCGATTGTTTATCTAATTATTCTGTAAGTTTATCAAAGTCTGGCTGATCTTGAGCATCGTCCAACATCGCAATGAAAAGATCATCTATTGTAATCTTTGCTGCAGCACCAGCCTGTGTTACAACAGTATATTGGTTGCCGTTTATATGTTTATAAACACCTTCCCTTTGATTTAATCTGTCTCCATCTACATTAACGATACCAGCCTTGCTCACAGATATTGCTTCTACAATTCCACTTGGTGCATAGTTATTGTTTTCCTCATCAATCAATTTATTTAAAAGAATAAGGTCTATTTTATTTTTGTCCTCTTGTTTAGGACTTCCTTTATCTTTAACTCTTTCTTCATTTCCATCAAATGTTGGGTCATAGTTATCGTTGTATTGGTAATCTATTTTATAAATAGCCCCATCTCTTTTCCCTGTTATTTTATCTTTTTTTGCTCCTGATGCATCGTATTTTGTCCGTATAATCCAAATACCATTTGCAAAAGTGCCATCTGCTAAAGGTGCATCTCCATTTGAGTCTGCCCAACCTATTAAAATTCTACCATTTTTATCTATCGAATATCTATCAAGTCTTGAGTTACTCACACTTCCTGCAGCTGCGATTTTCTTAAATCCTTTTGAACCTGACTTGCGCCCCTTAACTCCTATAAGTTTAGCAGGTTTATCAGATAATGTAATAATATCAATTTCAACCGTTCCACTATTACCGTCAGAATCCGTCCATGTTTTAGTTTCTGTTTTTATTGTACTTGGACTATCTTTTGTTGCAGATTTAGTTACCTTTTCTTTTTTGTGAGTTGGTCTTCTAGAGAATCCATGTGGAGCTACATTATATCTTATAACTGTTTCTCCACCACCTGTTGTAGTAATTTTTTGACTGCCATCTGAAGCAGTAGTAACAGTGGTAGTAATGGTTGCCCCATCTTCTCGTATCTCTGTTGCCACATCAGTGCTATCTTTTTCACCCTCTTCTGGAACATGCGTGATAGTAATTTCTTTAGATTTAGTTGCAACCGCATACGCTCCTTTATTTTCTGTTGGAAGAACTTTAGGTGCATCTCTTACAAACTGCTCCAAAGCTTTCCCTAGTTCTACATTTGCTTCTTCAAGTTTTTTGTTTAACTCTACTTTAGATGCATCTTCTTTCACAGTATCCACAGTTGGTTGTAAAACCGCAGATGCTTTTTCAAATGCAACTCCACCAGCTGCAGGCAATTCAAAGTTTGGAACAACATCTTGAATTCTTGTTGCAACTCCTTTTGCATCTGCAAGAGCACTAGTTGCAACACCTTCAGCTGATATAGCAGAAATTGCACTACTGGCCGCATTAGTCAAATCATTAACTATTGCTGTTGGGTTTGGAATATTACTTCTATCGTATTTTAAAGAAGCATCAAACGCAGTATCCAAAGAAGAGGTTGCGGTTTCTTTTGCACTAGCTAATGCTGAAGTTGCAGAGGTAAGATTTGAAGTTGCAGTTAATGCAGCTGTTTGTGCTGATTCAGCACTAGTAACCAAAGTGTCCAAATCAAAACCACCAGCAGTAAGTCCTTCTCCAAACTTTGTTTTTAATTCTGCTTGCTTTGTTGCAAACTCTAATTGTCCTGCTAAAGTTCCTTGATCGATATCAAGAAGCGAGGACATCTCTGATTGCAAATTTACATTTGGTAACTCTGGAAGTTCGGGAACTAAATTTTTAAGTTTAGATGTTAAATCTCCTAAAACAGAAGTGTTCAATGTAGCTGCAAGAGCAGACGCATCTAGTTCAAGTCCAGCAACAACTTCACCCTTTATAGAATCAAACTTACCGAGAACTTCATTAAATTCTGAACTTGCGCCTGCTAAACTTGGTGTTTTAAAATCTGCCATACATATCTCCTATGCCACTGGCGCCAGTGTGTTACCTTGTGCAGTAGCATCTGCACCAGTATCAGATTGAGAATGAACGTGTGTTGTAAGAGCAATATCTGTTCCATCACCATTTTTAGCAGTAACCTCACTACCAGTTCCAAAAAATGTAAGTGTCCCAACACCTGTAGATGTGCCTGTAAATGTAGTTTCAGCTTTAATTGTCATATCGTTTGCTGACTTCATATTTAATTTTCCACCAGACTTATAAGACATAATTCCAGAAACAGTAGTTGTTGATAAATGGTCTGATGCTATTAAGTCTATACTTTTAAGAGATGTTATTGCATAGTCATCAACAATATTAAGAGTACTTGTTCCGTTCACAATTCTAGTTTCATTTTTATCAATGACAATATCCACATCTTCTTTGACTCTGCCTTTGACGTTGTTCATTATCTGAAAAGAATGGTTGCCGTTAATTTCTTCTTCACGATTACCACCACCTGTTCCAGCTCCAACTTTAACTCTATGGTT